CATTCCCCGACCAGGAAAACGTCGGCGCAGGCCCGTTTGACCATGGCGGCGTCGGAATAGGAGCCGCGCGCGTACCCAGATCCATTCTCAGGAAGGTCACCGCTTGCATCCACGGGACACGCACTTCAATCTCGTCTGAATCTTCCAGATCAAACAAAATGTTCATGACTCCGGGGTTACCGTACTGTGGCATCGCGGAAGCTAGGTTGCATCGAGCGTCCCAACAGATGTTCACTCGACCACGATGATACTGAGTCTTAATCACCTTAAACCTGAAAATGATATCGCCTCGCCAGTACTCAAAGAGCTTTGCCGCGTGACACATCGGAGTGTTGAACACGCCAAAATTTGTTCCTGGTGACCTCTCATACAGCTCTGGTGTCACGGAGCTAGTGAACAAGATCGTGTCTTCCGCATTGGTCGTCGTCCAGAGTGCGCCGCACAAAAAGCTCTCTCGCGCACAGAAGTTCGCGATGTGCATCTGGTCTCCGTACGAGTCGCCTACCATCGTCGTGTCCACGCTCACTTCCTGCTTTGGTTGCAAGGAAAGCTTGGTAATCGGTTCTGAAATTGTCGAGCTCGACAACGTGTGGAACGACAAGCTCTTCATAGGTTCGACGTCTCGGATGACCGGAACGTTTGTGAAACCGAAGAAACTTGCCACGCTGCCTATCCCGGAGGCAACCATCTCCGTTGCTTTAGCGTACGGTCCAATCATCGGTATCTTGGAAAGCTTGGAGGCCACACTACCAACCGTCGACGCTATAGCTGAAACTTGACCATCTTTGACATACTCCTTCTTACTCTGCATTACTGGAAGGACTGTGGGAGCTGTCACCTCAACATCTTCAGCCCATGCATAAACAACGATAGTGACACCAGTGGTAGTGACACCGTTGGCCGATCGGAGCGCCGCAAACTGCGCCAGATCGATGCTACCCATGGCATCCATGGCGGTGGTATCACACCAAAGCCAATTGCGGTGGTACAGGAAAGGCAACGTCATCTCTGCCACTGAGGTCGTCTGCGGGTCCAACCACACGTGAGGTCTTTGAGAGATCAACACTTGAGTGCCAGCCGAGTAGGTCAGTGCAGTGCCAAGAG